TGTGATGTTTCATAAAAATTATAACCTGCATTGTCAAAACGTACACTGCGTGTGACTAATGATATATCATCGATTGCATCAAATGGGCGTTTTCTACAAAATACTTGTTTATGTAATCCTTTTGATGGTTCAAAAAATAAATTTTTTGCAGATGCTAAGTAATTTGAATCTTTTACTATATTAGCAATCATTTCGGAATGTGTTAATGTAGGTGCATTATCGACAACTCGTAATTCATTTTCAATCATTTCTTTGCTGCAAAAATATAATATATAAACTTGCGATCTAGGTGATATTTGAGATCGTACATCTATTTTATAGATATACATTGGATTGCCAGTTTCCATTGTAAAATCATATCCTAAACTTTGCCCTGGCGTTATAAATTTAAAAGATAATCTTTCGTTACCTGTTAATGGTAATTTTTCTATTATGTTTTGTGCATCAACAACTAATAAATCTCCAGATAAACATTTATTATGTATGCTCTCGTAAATGTTCATCTCGACAACCATTGTTTCAATACCTACAAAATCTGGATTGCTATCTCCATTTTTACTGCGATATGAAATTAATTTGATATCAGTTAAACTGTAATCACCGGGACGTCTTAATTTACTACCATCCAATGTATCATAGATAGACATTATTTAGCCATTATTTTTGCAAATTCTTCCATTAATATTTGTAGATATGCTGGATTTAATAATTTAATTTGTCGATATTGATCTTGCAATCTTTGTTCATATTCTCTATTAGTTACAGCATTTGCTAATGGATAATCGCTATTGACTTCAATTAAATAAGAATAATCTGATGGGCCGTTTCCTGTTGTATAACCACTTGATTGTATAATTTCATAATGATGTATATCATCAGGATTTTCGTATTTGTCAAACATATATTGTTCAAATTCATAATTAGATAATGGCCAACCATAATATCTATCTGCTATATTATTGGTTAATAAAATAACCCAATGATACATTGGACTGCCAAAATGTTTAAGAGCTACAATTTCTGGAGTTTCTCCATTTTGTACATCATATAAATCGTATAATGCTGATATGCTTTGTACTGCACTTCTAATTTTAACTCGTCTCATTAAATCAGTAACGAGTTTTGTGTTACCGTCACCTTTTAAATCGTAAGTACCTTTAGGAAAATAAGAGAAATACATTAGAATCCATTAGCTGTAGTTTTTTTAGTCATTATTTCAGTTTCAGCAAATTTTAATGTCATTTTTGTATATACTGGAGCTGCACCATTTTCGTCTGCAACCAATGTTGTAAAACTAGTGTCGTCTCCATGTGATAAATCTAATTGTTTTAATACGCATTTACTAATACGAGGTATATAATTATTTCTTTTATCTAAGTACATAAATGTTATTTGAAATTCTGATGGTACTATAAATCCCCCTGATGATGCAACTCCTGTTTCAATTTCAGGCATCATGTGATATTTAAATAAATTAATAATTTGATACATAGAAGTTAATTCATCTTGATTTTTTGGTGCAAATTCAAAATTGTAATCAAATTCTCTCATAGGTACACCCTTAAATACCATTTCTAAATTTGGATTAAATGCACGACCTGTTACTTTTTGTAATGCTCCTTTTAAATCACCTACTCCTGGAATTAATGATAATGCTGCACCACCTAATTCAGTACCAATAGTTTGTGCAACTTCAGATGCTCTACCGATAAATTCTTTTGCTGATCCTGCATAACCTTTACCACCTGCACCTAATAATGTTCCTAATGCTCCTGTCTCTACACCTTCATGTTGTACAGTATAACTAGTTTTTAATCCTGGTGGTGTATATAATACTATTGTGGCAACAACTCTAGTATGTCTTGATCCTAATCCTCCTGCATTTATTCCTGATGATTGTTGCGTAATTCTGCTTTCACTTCCGCCTGCTGCATTTTTAATTCTAGCTGCTTTACTTACCTGTGGCGATGGAGTTAAAGCTGCTGCTATATTATCACTACCTAAAGCAGTGTATACTGATGCACCTGCTTGACCTATTGCTCTTGCAGCTTGTCCCCATATAGTATCAGTTTCTAAAATGTCAAATATCATATAGTTACCAGTTCCTAAATTTTGTACATTATTAGGGTACCATACAGTTCCATAGTCATACGGATTGACATTCATGTGTGCTGTTGGACTTGTATCGTTTAACTCTAATGGTGATTTGTTTAATATTTTTGCTGCTGCAGATGATGCAGCGGCACTACTTGGTGATGAAAATAAACTACCTGCAATACCTCCTGCAATTCCTAATATACCACCTCCTGTAAGAGAACCACCTGCAAGATTGCTTAAATTTTTTTGTACTAAATCTGATACGCTAGCCATGTATAAATATCTTCGTGATTAATTTATAATATTTATATGATATGACAGGAAGTTACAAAGGAATATTCAAACCATATAATCCTAAAAAATATGTAGGTGATGCTAATAATATAGTATATCGTTCATTATTAGAACGTAGAATGATGGTATATTTAGATCGAAATGATCAAATTGAATTTTGGGCATCAGAAGAAGTTTCTATCGTATATCGTTCTCCTATAGATTATAGAATACATCGATACTATCCAGATTTTATATTTAAAGTTAAATCTGGTAAAAAATATATGATTGAAATTAAACCTGCACGTCAGTGTAAACCTCCTAAACAAACAAAAAAGAATACAAAAAGTTATTTAAAAGAACAATTAACATATCTTGTTAATCAAGCCAAATGGACTGCTGCGAAAAATTATTGTGAAGGTAATGGTTTAGAGTTTAAAATCTTTACAGAAAAAGATATAGGTATCTATAACTAGACATAAATATAGTAAATGGTTAATATTTTAGATACTTTATCGCAAAAACAAGGCGATCAATATAAATCAAATTCGTGGTATAGAAATGCAATAGATTCTATTAGTAGTAGAATTACAGCATCAAAATTAATGTCTGCAGGTGTATTAACTAGCAGACCTAGTATAGGATTATTAAATTTATTTTTTTATGATCCTAAAACAAAAGTTAAATTACCATATTATGATACTTTTCCTTTAGTATTACCATTAGAAGTAATACCAAAAGGTTTTGCAGGTTTAAATTTTCATTATTTACCACCAGCATTAAGATTAAGATTATTGGAAAATATGACTGCGTGGGCAACACAAGGCGATTTAACAAAAGCAAAACTAGATGTTAGTTGGAATAGAGTTAAAAATATACCCATGACCAATGTAACTATAAAAAAATATTTATGGTCGCAAGTTAGATCAAGTTTTTTAAAAATAACATTAGATCAAGCAGCAATAGCTTGTTATTTACCTGTACAACAGTTCAAAAAGAAATCAGACAGTTATGTATGGGCACAAGCAAGGAAGTTTTAAATGGCTATACTTAGAGGCGGTATTCGTATTGGTGGATATGATGTCAGAATAGGATTACCTAGAGACACTTCTTTAGATAATGTAAATACAGATCCTAGATTTAGACAAAAAGCAGGTGGTAATCCAGAAACTAATATGGGACGTTTCCAGTCTTATGTTAATGAAGCAGAAGGATTTGCTCGTAAAGCAAGATTTTATGTAGAATTTAATTTACCAGGTACTAAAAATATAATAAGTTCAGGTTCATTAACAGGTATACCTCCTGCAGGTGATACAGGTGCTACGTTATCAACTTCATCGCAAGAACAATTAGCTACATTTAAAAGTCCAGATGAATTTAGTGCTGTTCAAACAACAAATATAAAAAGAGTTCAAGCATTTTGTTCTGCTATTAATATGCCAGATCGTAACATAGAAATAAAAGAAGTAAGACATCATGGCCCAGTATATAAAATAGCACATGATCATAAATCAACTGATATTACAGCTACATTTTATTGTGATAAATTTTTGCGTGAAAGGTCATATTTTGAATTATGGCAATCTGCCATTTATAGTAATCAATCTAATAATTTTAATTTTTATGACAATTATATATCAGATGTAAATATATTTCAATTAGGTCAATTTGCAAGTCGTGATGAAAGAGATGATATAACTTATGCAGTAAAACTTTTTGATTGTTATCCAAAAACTATATCAGCAGTAGAATATAGTTACGATAACAATGCAGTACAAACATTTAATGTTACATTTGCATTTAGATATTGGATTAACTATTTCTTAGACCGTTCAGGTAATATAGAATTAGGTCAACCTAACTTTAGAAGTGTT